ATGGAGATGATGCTGCCCTTCCTGCTTCAGATGGGAAGCATCAACCCCGACTGGCTGGCCCGCGAGACGCTTCGCAGACTCGACGACAGGATGGACCTGACCGATGCCATTGCTTCCGGCCTCCCTTCGATCGTTGCTTCCAATCAGGCAGCGGGCGCCGCGCTACAGCCGGCACCGGAGAACCCGGCGAACGCTCCCGACGCCCAGGGGGCCGAAGGTGCGAACAACGCGCCGGCCGCACCGGAAGGCCCTGGAGGAACCGGACCCGCCTTCGGCACGAATCAGGTGGACAGGCGGTTCTAGTTGTAGGTCGTTTGTCCGACTTGACTTGCGACATTAACCGACATGTGGTTAATATCGCGCAGATTTGAGTAGGAGCAATCATGCCCGAACTGGACGCTAAGAACGAGGAACTGGAGCCGTCCACCAGTTCTGCCCTGGACGAAGAGGTCGAGCAGGACGAAGACCTGCGGCCCGATGACGCGGACTCGTCTCCCGCGACCGGCGAAGAATCTTCCGAAGCGGAAACCCTTTCCGTCGTCCGTGATGTTGTGGGCGACGAGGAAGAGGCCCCGGCGGAAGAACAGGCCTCGCCAGCCGAAGGCGAAGAAGCCGGGCCAGAGGCCGGCGACGACGCTCCCGAGGCGAAGGAACAGGACGACGAGGATTACACCGACGTTCCGTTCCACAAGCATCCCCGCTTCCAGCAACTGCTCCGCAAGGCGAAGACCCACGAGGAAGACGCCAAGCGGTATCAGAACGTGCAGTCGTTCATCGACCAGCATGGGCTGCAGGCGGATGAAGCGGCCGAGCTTCTGGTGATCGGGGGTCTGATGAAGACCAACCCGGCGGAAGCCTGGCGGCGGATGAAACCGGCGGTCCAGAAGGTTCTGATGGCGGCCGGGGAAGTGCTGCCGGACGATCTGAAAGAGCGGGTGCAGAAGGGCGAGATCAGCCCCCAGGCCGCGCTCGAGGTCAGCCGGCTCCGGGCGCAGCAGAGTTCGACGGAGTCCATGCGGGCTTTCGAGCAGCAGCGTCAGGAGCAGATGCGCCAGCAGGAAGTGCAGACGCGCCTGCAGCAGACAGCCGCCTCATGGGAGCAGGATCGACGGGCCAAGGATCCGAACTTCGACGCCAAGTATGACGCGCTCCTGGATGGAGTTTATGCGCTTCAGCGCCGCGAAGGCATCCCGACAACCCCGGAAGGCGTGAAGGACCAGCTCACCCGAGCTTACAAGGCCATCACCCCGCCGGCTGCCGCGAAGCCACGGCCCGCGCCGAAACCCACCAATGCGAGCGGTCAGGTCGCAGGCAACCAGCGCCCCGCCGAGCAGTCGACGCTCGACATCATTCGAGCGCACGTCGGGGCGTCGTAACGACGAGGTAAGGACATGCCTTTCACGGCAGATCAACTCGCGAACATCAACAACTCGGCCCTGAAGAACTATCTCGACAAGGGCACGGTCTTTAAGCAGAACGTCCAGAACAAGCCGATGCTGGACGCCTTCAACCGTCGCGCTGGCCGCTTTTCCGGCGGCAACCAGTTCGTGTCGCTGGCCGTCAAGAGCGGGCAGGGCGGTGGGTCGCTACAGGGCTACAGCGGCGACGATCAGGTCGCCTACTACAACCCGGCAACGACCAAGCGCGTCAACTACCCCTGGCGCGAACATCACATCGGCATCGTTGTCACCCACACCGAACTGAAGGTCGACGGCATCGACGTGGTAGAGGACGACGCTTCCCAGGATACCCGCCGGATGAGCGGCCGCGAGGCGCACGCGCTGGCGAACATCCTGGACGAGAAGCTGGACGATCTCGGCGAGGACTACGCCAAGTCCCTCGACGAGTTGATCCACGGCGACGGCTCGGCCGATCCCAAGTCGCTCGCCGGGATCCAGTCGTTCATCCTGGACAACCCCGGGGTGGGCTCGACCGGCGGCCTCAGCCGCGTGGCGCACCCCTGGTGGCGCAACCGCGCGGCGACGGCGGCCTACGATTCTGCCGGCGGCCAGGGACCGATCACGGTCGACCCGACCGGCGGGGGCGCCCTGATCTCCTTCCTCGACACGGAGATCCGCCAGTTGAAGCGCTACGCCCGCGGCGGCGTGACGTGGTTGTGGTTCGCCGGTTCGGAGTTCATCGACGGCTACAAGTCGGAACTGCGGGCCAATGGCTACTACAACATGAACATGGGCTCCGACTCCAGCGTCCCGGATGGCTCCATGGCGGACCCCCGCCACGCCGGGCGCCAGATCGTCTACGATCCGACGCTCGACGACATGGGCCTGTCGAAGCGTTGCTACGTGCTGGCGGTCGGCCGGACCGGCCTTCGGCTCCTGTACATGGACGGTCAGCGGATGAAGCGGCACACGCCGGCCCGTCCCTACGACCGCTACACCATGTACAACGGTATCACCACAACGGCCGTGATGGTTGCGCGTCAACTCAACACGTCCGGCGTGTATGATATCGCGTAAGACGGCTGCCGGCTCGGTGCGCTTCGGCGTACCGAGTTGGCGGCACGCAAGGAGTTTTCGATGGGTGCAGTTGGCAGCGTAACCATGATCCTACCGAACGCCGTAGCGGACGGCGGGACCTTCACGGCGCCTTACCCGGACGGCATGGGGCAAACCGATCTGTCCGGGTCCTCGGGCGGCATGGTGGTCGTGAACGACAACGACGCCTGGAAGCAGGACAGCGGGCTAGTGGAGTTCTCATTCGGGGCGACGAACATCACCGTGACGAACCGCTCGGGAGCCACCTGGCCTGATCGGGCACGCGTGATCCTGAGCTTCGGGGATGTCTTCATAGCGGATAGCGTCGTCGAAAGCGGCGCCGACGCGGGTGGGGTCGTCTCGGTCAACGGGCAAACCGGGATCGTGACTCTCGACGCGGAAGACGTTGGGGCACTTCCGGACAGCTACACGCCACCGGCCGCCCCGGTTCAGTCGGTCAACGGGCAAACCGGGGCCGTTACGCTGGCGGCCGCCGATGTCGGGGCGCTCCCGGACAGCTACACGCCGCCGGCCGCCCCGGTTCAATCGGTAAACGGACAGACCGGGGCCGTTACGCTGGCGGCCGCCGATGTCGGGGCCGCCACCACGGCACAAGGCGCGCTGGCGGACACGGCGGTTCAGCCCGGGGATCTGGGCACGGCCGCCAATGCCGACACCGGCGATTTCGCGACGGCGGCACAAGGGACGCTAGCGGGTACGGCGGTCCAACCCGGTGATCTTGCCGCGGTGGCCACAACCGGCCAGGCCGGCGACGTGGCTTTCACGTCGTCCAACTTCACCGCCACTGACGTTGCGGCAGCGTTGGAAGAGCTTTACGCGGCAATCAACCCTTAAAACGAAAGGTCTAAAGACATGAGCGCTTTAGGAAATTCCCGGACGGTCCTGGCGGCCGACGTAGCGGACGGGGCGACAGTCACCGTCCCGTACCCGGCCGGGCTGGCGCAGGCCGACTTGGCGGACTCCACCGGCGGCGTTGTCGCGGTCAACGAGAACGACGTTTGGGAGCAGGATCAGGACGCTGGCGACGGCACCGTAGCTTTCGCATTCGGGGCCAGCAACATCACGGTGACGAACAACTCGGGCGTCACCTGGATGGCCGGTGCGGATCTGATCGCCAGCTTCGGGCGGGTCGACATCAACGGCAGCTACAACCTCACCTACCCCAAGCAGGTGCAGGACGCGGTTGCCGATCTGGAAAGCGAGTAACCGGAGAGAGGCGGGGCTTCGGTCCCGCCTCTTCTCACCCACCCCAAGGGAAGGCACCCCATGCAGACAGCAAACGTCCTTCTGGCGCTCGGCGGCGACCAGAACAACACCGTTCCCAAGTACGCCGTGACCGCCTCGGAAGTGGCGGTGTTGCGTCGGATCCACGGCGACGATTCCGTTCGCGATATCGAAGTGGTGGGCGAGGTCAAGCGGACCCACCGCCAGGAGATCGGCCGGCTGACCGAGGCCTACGGCCGCCGCGACGGCGAGCGCCGGATCGCCCCGGAGGTCAACGAACTTTTCCCGGGCGCGGCCGCCCGCGTCTTCGAGACGTTCGACGAACTGGAGATCCCCGAAGAATTCTATGCGGCCGACCGCCGTCAGGACGCCAAGACCCGGACGAAGGCTCCGGCCGAGAAGAGCGTCGACGACATGAGTGTCAACGAGCTTCGCGCCCACGCCGACAAGATCGGCTGCGATCTGACCGGCGTGACGAAGAAGGCCGACATCCTCGAGGCTATCCGCGCCCATGAAGCGCCGCAAGGCGATGGAGACGAGGGCGAGGGAGACGGCGACGAGGACATGAACGACGGCATGTTTGACTGAGGCAGGACATGGCCCGGAGATCCACGCTAGAAGCTATCCGCAACGACTTCCGGGCCGAGTGCCGCCTGTCCATGAACGCCGCGCACAACACCCAGGACGCGGCGCGGCAGGTGATCGTTCTGCAGCGCACCCAGGAATGGCTGTGGCGCGACTTCGACTGGCCGCACCTGCGGGTTGATCGCTTCATCGACCTGCAGGCGGGCCAGCGCTACTACGACATGCCGCAGGATCTGGATATCGACCGGATCCAGCGGATCGCGGTGCGCCACGACCGCGTTTACTGCGACCTGCGCGCGGGCATCGACGAAGCGCAGTATGCGGCCCACGACAGCGATCTTTACCAGCGGGCATGGCCGGTTCGCCGCTGGCAACTGACCGAAGACGAGATGCTGGAGGTCTGGCCGATCCCGGACAGCAACTTCGACCCCTCTTCTTTAGACGGCCGTCTAAAGATCACCGGCATCCGCCAGCTTAAGCCCTTCGTCGCCGAGAGCGACCGGGCCGATCTCGACGACCGCCTGATCGTGCTCTATGCGGCGTCCGAGTACTTGGCGTCGAAGAATTCCGACGACGCCCAGTTGAAGCTGGATCAGGCCACCCAGCTTTACAGCAAGCTCCGCGGGCAACTGATGCACCCGCGCCGCTACGCCATGTTCGGCGCCGGCCAGCCCTCGCGCATCAAGCGCGTGCCCATCGCGATCTACAACAAGGGCTGACGATGGGCACGATCTGGGTCAAGGAATTCTCCGGGGGCCTCGACGCTCGCCGGCTCCTGGAAGCGGCCGAACAGAACATTCTCGTCCGCGCCCGGAACGGGCACATCAACCGAGGCGGTGAATTCGAGCAGCGCCAGGCCTTCGTGCCGGAATACGAACTGCCGGCCGGCACGGTCGGCCTGGCCCGCACCACGGAATCACTTTACGTCTTCGGACACGACAGCGAACCGACTGGGCTTCCGGCGGGCGTCACCTACCAGCGGCTTCAGCACCCGGAAACAACCGGGACCGCGCTGGTGCGGATCACCTCGGCGGAACTCTTCAAGGGCAAGCTCTACGTCGCCGCCGAATTCGCGGACGGTGCGATCTACCACTTCTATGACGGCGAGCACGTCACCGACTGGTACGACGGCCGGTCGCGGGCGTCCTTCGAGGTAACGGGCGGCGAGAACACGCCGGGCACCGCGGCCAGCGGCAGCTTCCAGATCGTCGGGGGCAGCGACACGCCGACCGCGGCGACGGGCTCCTTCACCATCGCGGGCGGGACCGCCGGCGCTGGCAACGAGATCACCGCCGTCACCATTGATGGGGTCGACGTGCTGGGCGCGGCAGTGGAGCACACCGGCGACAACACCACCACGGCCGCTGCCGTGGCCGCCCAGATTACCTCTCACACGTCGAACCCGGACTACACAGCGGCCGCTGACGGGGCCACGGTGACGATCACCGCCGCGCCGGGCGCCGCCGCCAACGGGCGCACTGTCACGGTCGGGGTGAACGGCGACGTGGTCGTGGGTACGACCGAGAACATGGCGGGCGGCACCGACGCCGGGGTGATCACGGCGGTGCGGGTGGACGGGGCGAATCTGATCGGGGCGCCCGTCGCCTACGATACCGACAACCCCACCACGGCCGCCGCAGTCGCGAACGCGATCAACGCCCACACCTCGACGCCGAACTACACGGCGTCGGCTGCGGACGGTCGGGTGGAGATTACCGCGGCCACCGTGGGCTCCGCCGCGAACGGCCGGGCGATCACGACGACGCTGGCCGGGGTGGTCGAGACGGACAACCTCACCTCGCTATCCGGCGGGCAGAACACCTACATTTCCGAAGTCACCGGGATCCAGGTGAACGGCGTCCCGATCATGGGCGGCCCGGTGCAGTGGGCCGATAGCGACACCGACACGGCCGCCGCCATCGCTGCGGCGATCAACGCCCACACCTCGAGCCCGGACTATGAAGCTTCGTCGGCGGGGCCGGTGGTGAACATCGTTTCCGTGGATCCGGGCGCCGAGCCGAACGGTTGGTCGGTCGACGTGACCCGGAAGAACGGCTTTAGCATCTCCCCCGCCAGCGGGTTGACCCTCGCGGATGGCGCCGACACCGAGGACGCCTACCAGCCCGGCCCCTTCGTGAAGGTGGTCGGCAGCAAGATGTATGCGCTGTCGGGATCGGTCATGCACTTCTCCGGAATCCAGCAACCCGACTCCTGGACCCCCGACGACGCGGTGGGCGCGGGCTTCATCGATCTCTCGTCGGAAAGCTCCGAGATGGAGCGCTTGACGGCGCTGGCCCGCTACCAGGAATACGTCGCGGCCTTCGCCGACAGCGGGATCCAGGTCTGGTACGTCGACCCGGACCCGGAGCTTTACCGCCTGGCGCAGATGCTGGGTAACACCGGCACGTCGGCCCCGAACAGCGTGACCCAGTTCGGCGATGAGGACGTGTTCTATCTGGACGAAAGCGGCCTGCGATCCCTGCGCTCGCGCGCGACATTGAACGTGGCGGTCACGACCGACGTGGGCGTTCCCGTTGACGCGCTGATTACCGAGCGGCTGCGCGGCATGACCCAGGCGGAGCGGCTGGCCGTCTTCGGGCTGATAGAGCCCGCCACCGGGCGCTTCTGGCTCGTCATGGGCGATTGCGTCTTCGTCTTCACCTTCTTCCAGAGCGCCAATGTCTCGGCCTGGTCTACCTACGACACCACGGACCCGGCGGGCGAGCCATTCTCCGTGGAGTACGTCGCAGTGCATGACCGCCGCGTGTTCCTGCGCGCCGGAGATACGATCT